TCTCACAGGGTACAGAATTTCCACTTTCAAATTTTAGGATGGCTAGTCCACTGCTATATGACCCACAAAATCCTTTAACTATATCCCGATGTACGTTCATTTTATCCTCGCTTTCCTTTTATATAAATAGTAGGGTGTTATTGATCTCGATTGATATAGCTTCCTGTTCATACCTCGCTTTCAGCTCATTAGCATGAGCGATAACTTTTGTTAGATTATCATCGGTTAAATGTCTGGTGTATGCCTTAATCTGTGTGATATTTTCCTTGATGACATTTCCACGCTGATCCTTCCAGTATCCAACACTGGGCAGTAGGGTTGCACCACCAAACAGGGCGGATAACAAGCCGGCTGTGTAATCTATCCTGGAGGTGTATTCCTCATTGGATATAACTTGATCTTTGGCCTGTGTGGATGGTATGTATACTGTTACGTATTCATGCAGTCCAGTTAATTCAATTTCGTGAGTGTCCATTTTTACCTTGCCTTGTATATTAGTGTATCCCATTTCGTGCTGATGAATGTCATATCTTTTATATGACATTCATCACATTAATCAACCGTTGATTAGTTATTCTAGCTCGTCTACTGACAATCCTATATCAGTAATCGCATAGTTTATGGCTAAGTCTTTTTCGTCTTCTTCGTGTGTCATTTTAATTTCCTTTTTCCTTTTTTGTTTGTTCCGTGGTAAGGATGGGTTGTTGGGGGGCGGGCTTGATGTGATCTATCATTGACAGGTCATAGATAGTGATCTCGCTCGCGAAGCCGGATTTTCCGAAGCCATGCGGGAGGTGTTCCCAAAATTCCGTTGGCTTTGCATTGCTAGGGAGTTCCACGATGCACGTTTTTTCGCGGGTATACCCCTCCGCATCCGTCCAAGATTCGATAAATAGCATTTGTTTGTCCATTTATAACCGCACTGCTGCAATAAGCTGCTCTATCTCGTCCAGATAGTCTTGATACCCGTAATCGTAGATACTGCAACCATCAGTATAGAGCTCCTCCACTGGTATATCACTGTACCCGCAATGATGGTCTATCTGTACCAATGATCCATCATCTCGTTGCTGCCAAGTCTGATCGGATGGCTCCACTATGTAGTACATACTGTTGTCGTCCAAATCTAGGTAGAGCTGCCATGATCGTCCGTCCCAGTGGTTGCCGGTTACGTCCCCCAAAAACCAGTCCATTAATACCTGCTCGTTTTTTTGCATAATTTCTTTTGCGTCCATTTCATCCTCCATTTTTTTTTGGCTTGTCTCATCAGTACCCAGGTTGCCATCCTAGATAGATACCCCCACTCGGAGGGTATTTCGACATTATGGGGTAATTTCTTTCGCTATTTCCACGAGTTTTTCCACCTCGTCCAGGACTGCCGTTTTGTGGTTGTTCCATTGCTCATCGCTGTTAATGCCGTGTGTGTTTGGACGCCAGGCAGTGTCCAGATACTCACTCGCGGTTTTGCGGTTAAAATCAACTCCGCCGAGCTCGGCGATCACATCCTGCACCTGTTGTCGGACGATGTTCCAGTATGATACTGGTTCCTCTACCTGACCATTTTTTGTGTAAAAAATTGTGTTCATTTTTTTCTCCTATTTTATTTCGATTATACTGCGATATTGGGGTGACAAATGTCACATATTTGATATGACATTCGTTATATTGTCTGACGATATATTGCGCTCTGATATATTGGAGTCATTTTGCACCTTCTCACCCATCCCCTACATTATGGTTTCGATAATTACACTTATCGAAAGCATGGAATCGCCCCATATATAGGGGCACGCACGTTGATCTACCCCTATATATGGTGGAGAATCACAGCCCACCCATACCATCTGATATATGTACATACACACCCACCCCCCTTATCTTTGGTTATGTGGGGTAGGTAGTGTGTTGTAGGTAGTGTATTGTATGTTCCCTAGTGTAATCTTACATATTGGTTTTCACCCCACTTGACATCCCCATATTTTTATGATATATTATGAGCATCTTGATCTATGATATGAATCTATGATATGAAAGGAGCAATAAAATGAAAGAATTTTTCGGTGTTGTTTTATTTATTTTGATTGTGGTGGGTATATTTTGTGGATTGATTCTTGTTGTAACATATACAGTAAGCAGACCAATATGCTTACACACCTTAGATAAGATGGGTGTAGACGGAACATGGGGATTCTGGGAAGATTGTATGGTTGACACAGAGGACTTCGGAGTAATCCCGCTCGATCAATACATGTTTGTGCTAACTGGTAAATAATCATGGCTGAGTATAGGTGAGGTAGTATGAGAGTAATCAATACAGAGCGGATTCCCATTAAGTTGTGGTTGGATAATATTGAAGAGGGGGCATTGGCACAAGCTCGCGATTTGGCAAACCTCCCCTTCCCTTATAAATGGATATCCATTATGCCGGATTGTCATGAAGGGTATGGAATGCCAATTGGTGGTGTAATGGCTGCGGAAGATATGATTGTCCCAAATGCAGTGGGGGTGGATATTGGGTGTGGAATGATGGCGTTGAGGACAAATGCACAAGGGATAGAGGTGGACATTATCAAATCTATTATGGGAGGTATCAGGAAGGTGGTTCCAGTTGGATTTAGTCACCACAGGGATGTTCAAAAGTGGGATGGATTTGATAGGGCACCTAACATTCCTATTATTCAAGAACAATTATTGGCTGCTCAGAAGCAATTAGGAACGTTGGGGGGTGGAAATCATTTTATCGAGATACAAAAAGGAGATGATGGTTTTATTTGGATAATGCTTCATTCTGGGGGAAGGAACTTGGATTACGGGTGGCTGAGGATTATCATAAGAAGGCGGTTCAAGCATGTGAAAGATGGTATTCAAATATTTCCACGAAGGATTTATCGTTCTTGCCCTTCGAATCATTGCATGGAAAAGAATATTTTGAGGCTATGATATATTGTGTTGAATTCGCTTTAGCAAACCGGACTTTAATGATGGATAGGATCAAAGACGTGTTGAATGATAATGGAATATCATTTGGATCGAATAGTATTAACATTCCTCACAACTATGCTTCTATTGAAGAACATTATGGTAAGGAAGTGATTGTACATCGAAAGGGGGCGACCAAAGCTACTAAAGGATTGATTGGTATTATTCCAGGATCTATGGGAACCTCCAGTTATATTGTTCAAGGCTTGGGTAATCCAGAATCATTTATGTCTTGTTCACATGGAGCGGGTAGAGCGATGGGGAGAGGACAAGCTAAACGGGAACTTAACCTTGCAGATGAACAGAAAAAGATGGATGGAATCATTCATGGGTTGCGGACTGAGAGGGAGCTTGATGAAGCTCCTGGGGCATATAAAGATATAGATGTTGTCATGGATAATCAGAAAGACTTAGTAGAAATAGTTACTAAACTTACTCCTCTGGGAGTTATAAAAGGATAGGATGAAATGAAAAAGAAAATAGATCTCTTAGAAAAAGCGAAGGATATTGTTGAATGGGATAAATATGGTTTTTATGAAAATCTGAAAGATACCGATATAGGAAAATTTTCTCCTCCGATTTGTCGTGCTTTGTTAGGGGCAATAGGAGAGATAGAGAGAGATCAATTAAAAAGTGGTAATTGGGATACTCAAACTGGTATGTTGGGAGCTCTTGAAATTATCCGCAAACATTTGGGGGTGGAAAAGTGAAACCAAAAATAAATTTATTAGAGAAAGCAAATAATATTATTCAATGGGACAAACACGGTTTTTGTGAGCTTTGGAAACGTACAGACATGGGGAAATTTTCTCTCCAGATTTGTTGCGCCTTGATTGAGGCGATGGATGAGATAGATGAGGTGCATGAAAGCACACAAGCCATAACAAATAGGACGAAAGATAATAAGGCTTTTTGGGGAGCAGTTGAATGTGGAGAAGAAAAGATTATTGAAATTTTACATAGACATTTTTGGAGTCAAGAAATGACAGAACAAGAAGAAATAATTATTTGGCACAAATATCCAGAGGAAAAACCAACAACAGGAAATTATCTAGTTTATATTCAGGGAGCTTGCGAGAAATGGATTGGGATTGATGATTGGTATCATGTGGAATGGACGCATTATCCAAATGATGAAATTATTGCTTGGGCAGAACAACCAAAAGGATGGGTGGATGAATAATAGACATGAATATGTAAATAGAAGAAATCATTTTAAAAGGACATAGAAAAATGAAGTTATTTCAAGGTGATTGCATCCCCATATTACAAACTCTCCCAGAACAATCTGTACAATGTGTGGTGACTTCTCCCCCTTATTTTGGATTGCGGGATTATGGTGTAGATGGACAGATCGGCTTAGAAAAAATTCCAGAAGAATATGTAAACAAACTAGTGATGGTGTTTCAAGAAGTACGAAGAGTGTTGAAAGATGATGGTACGCTGTGGCTTAATTTGGGAGATAGTTATGCTGGCGGCGGCAACTACCGAGGCATAAACAGCGAAGAAACGCTGTCAGAGAAGCAACGAAGCAACCGAGGCGCACGCGGTGTATCTCAACTGCTTGGCGCAAAGAATACGCCGAACTGCAAGCCCAAAGACCTCATCGGTATTCCTTGGATGGTTGCATTTGCTCTTCGGGCGGATGGTTGGTATCTTCGTTCTGATATTATTTGGGCAAAGCCCAATCCCATGCCGGAAAGTGTGAAAGACCGTCCGACAAAGAGCCATGAATATATATTTTTATTAAGTAAGAACCGAAAATATTATTATGACTATAGAGCAATATTAGAACCAGCAACAGGATATGATGGCAGGAAAGATACAAAGTTTAGGGGGTCTAAAAAATATAAGGATTCAGGACAAACATTTGCTGCAAATGGATGTGAACGTTGGCAATATAAGAATCTGCAAGAAGATGGGCAGAAACCAAATACAATGCATGTGAATCGTTTGATGGGAGATGAGTATCGGTCTCCAGTGAGAAATAAGCGCGATGTGTGGACAGTAAGTACTAAGCCTTTCAAAGGTGCCCACTTTGCTACATTTCCACCGGCTCTTATTGAACCATGCATATTGGCTGGAAGTGCTGAAGGGGACACTGTATTGGATCCATTCTGTGGATCTGGAACAGTTGGAGTAGTCTGTAGGAAATATGGGAGGGACTTTATCGGGATTGATTTAAAGCCAGAATATATTAAAATGAGTAGAGCAAGAATAGAAGGGGATGAAAATGAAATTACACGGAACTAGACAATATGAATTTCGTTGTGATAGATGTGGAGCTATTTTGTCGGCTCACGAAAATGAGCAGGAGGCTTTAGCACAAGCGAGAAAACAGGCAGATATATATGGGTGGGAATGGGAACATCCTGGTTGGAAATTATATTGTGTTAACTGTAAGGAGGAAAAATGAAACAATATTTAACTGTATCAAATGTCAGTCTCAGTTTATTAGATGCTGAGGTAAATAAGAAGTTGAAAGAGGGTTGGGAGCTGTATGGATCCCCTTATGGTGTGGTTGGATATAATTCCCGTTATATCCATTCCTATCAAGCATTAGTGAGAGATGGAAAAACTAAACTTAGTACAGAAGTTTCAGAGATAGAGGAATCAACCGTTGACTAAGAAATTTGATGTGAAGAATAATACTCCCCGCCCAGTGATGACTCCCTTAGGAATTGCTGATCTGGATTTTGTCAGTATAGATGGGACGGCTTGGGTATGGCTTGGTAGGCGTGATTCTCGTACAAATAAAATGCGCTCTCATATTATGTGGGATGCAGAAGATCTGATGGAGGTGGAGGAATGATAGAATTTCTACAGAATGCGGTGGTTGGATTTGTTGGAATATTTCTAATATTAATTGTCTCGTTACTTCTTTGTATAATTATTTCAGAAATTTCGTTTTGGTTTAGTCAGCATAAAAAGACTAGAGAATTTATCCGAGGTGGATTGATAGCATTGCTAATGGCCACCGCCGTCTTGGGTGTGTTTTACTTCTTTGGTACTATACTAAATGCTTTGTTTGGATGGTGAACATATGAACAAAATCCGCCATGTAAAGATTGTATCTCCTGTAATGTTGGGTGCTCCGATGTCGAGCACCCCAAATGTTTCTTTTTCAAGCGAAAATTATTGTCCTGATGTAAGTTCAGACGAAAATTATTATACTGGAACAGAGTTACCATATAGAATTCCAGAAGAGTTGCATGACACTGATTGGTTCATTCTTCCTAATGAACCAGTTGGATTTATTCAATGCCAATATTGTGGAGTTGACAATAATACTGAAGATATTTATTGTGTAGGATGTGCCGCTCCAGTAGATCATTCAAGAGAGGAGGCTGAGGATGTCCAATCAGAAACTTAATAGTAAGCAAGTACGAGAAATTTATGAGTTATACAAACATGGCGCCTCGGCTTTCTCTCTTGCATCCCGCCACAATGTATCATATAATACTATTATGAATATTGTCTTGGGAAAGACCTGGAAAGAGTTAAAGTTGGATCCAATCAAGAGAAGGAGAATAGAAAATGGAATACAAAATTGTGATGATCGGAAATGTATTTATGAATCTTAATGGAAAGATACTTGAACATGAGGAACTGTTTGAATATCTGGTCAACAAGTCCATTGGGGATGGCTGGAGACCCATCGGAGGAGTCAGTTACGATGGGGAAGTCTATTGTCAGGCGATGATTTAGGAAGGAAAAAAGGAACTAGGATGAAGAGTTCTGGTTGGTGCCCATTTTGCGGTGCTTTCTGGCCATCTTCGCATAAGAAGGATTGTATAGGGAATGGGATGGTTTCACCCAAAGGAAATCTACTAAATAATCAATACGATAATTGTTTTGTATTGGATACTCCTTGGACTGATGAATGGGCTAGGAGAAACAAAATGAGTGAACTGAAACCATGCCCATTTTGTGGCTCGAAACCAGTATCTACCTATGAAAATAAAAACAGATTTTGTTGTCCAACAGATCATTGTCCAAATGGATATTATCCATTTACTGTTGAGCAATGGAATAATCGCCCTATTGAAGATGCTCTCCGCACCTCTCGTGCTGAATGGAAAGCGGACGCGGAACGGTTAGCGTCTCTAGTTGAAGATGAACGAAATGCCTATGACACATTTGGATGCGATGGTGTGAAGGGCATTACAGAGGCGGGGTATAAAAAATTGGAATGTGCATTAAATGCACATAAAGTATTGATGGAAAAGCAGAATGAATAATATAAAAACGCATGTGGCTAATTTTTTGGGAAAATGTAAAAATTGCAATCACTGGACAGGTGCAGGTCTTGATGCTGAAGATAATGAAATTTGTGAAATATCAAAATTAGAATGTCCTATATGGGGTATTGAGCTTGGAAAAGAATATTTAACTCCAAAAGTTAAATCAAAGAAAATATGGAACAAATTAGCAAAGCAAGTCCTCGAAGAAAATCGTGGAGCATGGGAAGAATTGGGTAAGGAAGAGAAGAAATGAGCGAACCAACAAAATTTGAACTGTTTTTTGAATGGCTACAACAATTATTTTGCTGTCATGTATGGGCAGAGTACATAGCTTTTGGAATACAAAGGCATTATCAAGAATGCCCAAAATGCGGAAAGAAAAGATGGCTCATTTAATTTTCACCAAACGGTGAAAATGAAGATAGGAGTGAAAAATGGGAAATTTATGGGGAGACGATCATTTACAAAAACAACGAGAAGTAGAAAAGGAAGCAGTAGATTTATTACGTTGTATCTTTCTTACTTTCTTTGTCTTAGTTGTAATGCTATCCATATTGTTTTTTGCTGGGTGGAAATTATTTGAACTTCTTGGGGTGCTTTGAAAATGAAATAAAGAAGAAAGTGTAGTTAATGAAAACTTGGATAACTGCCGATACCCATTTTGGTCATAATAATATTATCAAATATTGTGACCGCCCTTTCTTTTCAGTATGGGACATGGATGAAACACTAATACGAAACTGGAACAGAATAGTGGCCTCCAATGATGTTGTTTATCATCTTGGGGATTTCTCTTTGAAAAAGTCTGTAGATGAATATTTGAGTCAATTGAATGGACAAATAAAACTAGTTCCAGGTGGACATGATTACTGGATCAGGCACGTCGACCTTGAAGAATATAAGGGGAAAGTAGAGATATTGCCTTTATACAAGACTATATCTGTGTTGAGAAAAAAGGTAGTGCTATGCCATTATCCTATGCTATCTTGGGATAGTTCGTTTCATGGATCTATACACCTTCATGGGCACACTCATGGCAAATTACCAGATCTTGGCCGGCGAGCAGATGTCGGTGTCGATTGTAATAATTTTGATCCATTCGATTTAGAAGGAATAATTGAGAACCTGATGTTCTTGAATGGAGAGAAATGAAGCGGATATATTCCATCACAGTTATAGGACATGTTCACAGGTGGTCATTCCTATTTGATGGTGATCCTCAATATCTTCATGAATGGTTGGAGGATGGATTAGATGTTGCCTTAGTTGTAAACATTATTCCAGAATGGGTAGCCAATCTTGGTTTGGTTAAAGTATGGTGTTTTCTACAAGATATATTTCAATTTAGATAGGAGGATTATGCATAGGAAAATAGTGTGTAAAAATTGTGGTAGAGAGTGTTTCGGTTTCTGGATACATGGGAAGTCTCATGCTTGTTCAAAGAAATGTTTTAGGGAGTTGATCGAAAAGGGAGTAATAAGCAAGATTCCTCCATATACTGCATTTCCTGAACTAGATATCTTCCCATACATAAAGAAAGGAGAATAAGAATGGAACTCAAGGATGTAGTAGTTGGCGAGAAATATGTACTTGTTGGAGATCAGGCAGATCTTCTGTGTGCAAGTGGATTTTTTATTGGCCAAATATGTGTTGTACGACGTACCAATTGTAGTGGCCGGTGTCACATTGAAATCACAGGGGAGAACGAGGAATATGTAGGTTATGTTGGGGCAGAAAATTTATCTCCTGTTGCATCTCATATACATCAATTATGTTGTGATGGGTCTAGTGGAAATCTCGACTTAGAAGAAGCTATGGCAGATGTCATGGTAAAAGTATTTGAAACATTCAAAAAGAAACAGGCCAGTTATGGATCGGGAAATATATCCAGTTTTGGTGAATTTGGGGTATTAGTTCGTATGAATGATAAGATGGAACGTCTAAAGAATCTGGTAGCAAAAAATAAAGATAATCCTCTGCAAGATGAAACTATTGACGATACTTATCTCGATTTGGCGGATTATGCTTTGATTGCCGTTCTTGTCCGCCACGGATTGTGGTCTTGATTTCACATAACCACTGTGGTATGATTCTGATGTGCATAAAGATACCGGATATTAGAAATGAAAAGATATAGAGAAAAATTGGATGTTGTTGAAGCTATCCAATTTACTAGTTCTAATGATATACCAAAAATATTAGATTGGATGAATGGTGGAGGATGTAAGGTAGTTTTTTCACCGGATGAATTGAGCTTGAAGATCGAAACACCGAGGGGACACGGAACAATTATTCTTGGCGATTGGATCATCAAAGATAAGGATGGTGAATTTCATCTTTATGAATCATATGTTTTTGAACAAATTTATGAGGAGGTTCCATATGAATACCCTTACTGATGTTCCTTGTGCTTCTTTTGATGTATACAAAGGTGGTGAGTGTGATGTATGTGGAGAGATCAATGCAAATGAATATACAGTGAAAATCTGGTCTGTTCAATATGGTGATGATGACAGACAATATAAATTTTTATTTAGTATCTGTGAGAAATGTCTAAAAGATGCTTTGAAGTTTATTAATATGGATAGGAGTACAAATGGCAACAGCGATAAGAAAGAATGAAGCTGGGGAGTGGGAAGTATTTGAATATCATCCAGATTCATTTGAATACAGTATAGATACTTTTGAGGACGCTTCTGATGCTGTAGAAGCAATTGTTGGGATTGAAGATTATGATGATATGTTTGGAGAAGATAATGATGACTAAAGTACAAGTTGAATTAGTAAAAGATCCAGTTGGATGGTATATTGTTGATGAATATGGGAGCTCGTGGGCATTATCTACAGTAATTGATTTGACTAAAACACATCAGCCAAGTGAAATCAGAGAGGTGATTAGTAGCTCAATCTCTACTCCTTTTCTGTATACGAGCCCAGCCTTATGGGAGGGAATGGAGGATCAGGATAATCCGCCCCTGAAATTAGGTATTGCAGATGATACAAATTTGATTATTGCATATTGGAATGTATCTCCCCCAGTCATCCCCCCCGAGTTTGGAGAGTGGGTTCTACATGAATATGAGAACGGAAAAGCCTATTTCTTTGGAGAATATACAGATCTACCTTTGTTCTTTGAATTGATGGAAGAAAATCCTGATGAACCAGTCAGCCAACCAGTTGACGAACCGAAGGATATTCCATCAGATATAAATATCAATATGACAGTGCATGTTTATATGCATAAGGAGGAGAAATGAATGATACAACAGAAAGGAGCATAACAGCAATCTTGGGGTGGGGAATAAAATTTCTCTTTAACCCTGCAATTTTTAGATGAATATGGAATTCTCTCACGGTCAAGATATTTTCGGCTCCCTTGCTTTCATTTTGGGAGACGGTGTTCCTATTTATCATGATAGATTGTGTGGTCATGCTGTTCAAGACTCCTAAAGAGGAATGATGCCAGGAAAGAAATATCGTTCCATCAAGAAACCGAAGGTATATGAAGCATTAAAGGAGAAGGGGATGAGTAAAAAGAAAGCTGCTCGTATATCCAATGCAATGGCTAAGAAGGAAAAGGTTAAGAAGAAACGGGAAGCATCTAAGTAATATGCCGATCTATGTATATCGGTGTGGAAAGTGTGGGCATATATTTGAGGAACGCTTTGATTCGTTTAGTAAAGTGAAACACCCAAACAAATGTAGAAAGTGTGGAAAACAACCGTTGATTCGGGTGTCTTCTCTTTTCAATGTCCGTTATAATGGGAAAGGATTTTATTCCACAGGAGGATAAATGGATTTTCAAACACCCCCATGGGTTTGTGAATTAATGGTAGGGATGATACCTAATAACTGCTTTAGTATTTTAGAGCCAACTCCAGGAGAAGGAAACCTTGTTTTTGCTATTGAAAAACATAACCTAAATGTGTATTCCCCAAAAGACTTTTGGGAAGTATCTGATACATATGATGCAATAGTAATGAATCCGCCTTTTTCACCTATGAAGATTGGATATGAAATTCTTTATAAATGCATGGAAATGAGCAACATTATTATTGCTTTAATGCCCTATCTAACCATAATCAATTCGGAAAGAAGAACCGCAGATATTTTTAATTTTGGGTTAAAAAGCATTTGGCATTTGCCTAGAAGTGTCTTTAAAGGATCTAGAGTACAAACTTGTATTTTAAATATGCAAAAAGGATATAAGGATATTACATCATTTTATCTTGCTGACAAGATGAAATCTTTATAAAATGAAAATGCTAAAACAAAAGTTATCTAATGATAATTTATATCAACGAGTACTAGAAATGTTATCTGATTATTCCACAGGAGGATAAATGGAAGAAGAATATAAAGATTTTGATAATATAGAGGATTTTTTTGATGATCTCCAAGATTTGTCTGGTATGAACTTGATCGAAAGTATTGATATGTTCTTCAGAAGATTAAAGCGTCATATATTGGATATCAAGACTTCTATGGTACATGCTTGGCAACGATTGTTTCGTGGATGGGATGATAGTGTACTTTGGAGCATTGATGATTACCTCGCCGATATGATGCCAATATGGTTGGGGGAGTTGAAAAAGAGGCAGAGGGGAGCTCCGTTTGAGTATCTACCACAGAAGAAGGCTTTAGATCGAATAGACGATGAGGATATCGAGCTAGCACAAATGAAATGGTTCTCTGACATTGATATTGTGATTGCTGGTTTTGAAGCATACAAAACAATGGAATATGCTGGATCAGAGTTGACAAATCGAGATGAGTTACAAAAGGTTTATGAGAGTGGGATGAAAAAACTTTCTAAAATGTTTCATACTTTATGGTGGTAACAACAAGGGTAGGTATCCAAGCGGTCGAAGGGGACTGACTGTAAATCAGTTGGCCAATGTGTCTTCGGAGGTTCGAATCCTCCCCTACCCATCTTGACAAAATATATAAATCTGTTATAATGATATTGGAGTCATGCACGCGTGACTTTTTGTAACACCAGAGAGTGAGTCGCGGGGAAGCGTCTTACGAAACTGGTAAGAACCTTACCATCCTGCATAGTCATTGACTCGAAAAAGACCGCGACATTTGCGGTAAGGCAAATGACAAACCCCCCTCGATCTACTACCAGGCGCGGTTCTTGGTGGGTGTTCCAGCATCATTTGTATTGGTATTTGATGCAGAGAGGAACAGAATGTAGATATGCAGGAAACACAATCCCGCCAGACGAAATACTGGGTTCATCCAGGTGAGTAATACTCCTATATCTGGCGAGCAATAAGCCCACTCCCACTGAGTGACAGAAAAGGGTAACCTCGAATGGCAATAAACGGTAGGTACATATCAGTGAGCATGTCGCGCAAGGCTGATGTAAAGCACCATTGCCAACCTGATGGGCTTGACTAGTCCGAACGTGGGATTAAGGACTAGTACACATGAACCGTGTCGATGATATTAATCATCCTGATAGCTAGGTAGTTGTGGAGCGCCCCGAGGCAGAAACGCCCGAAGACAATATCGGAAAAGCCACAGGATACGGTTTATGAGGAAGAGGTTCTAATAACTACTTATGGCTAAAACTAGTCCAAACAAAGAAACTGTATGCATGATAGAAGTGTTACCTCGGATATGGCGAGGGTGAGCTCACCAGAATAAACATACAGGAGCCCATAAAGCTAGTTCTATCTACAGCCCTGACCCAACGAATAGTTCCAATAGGGTAACCATCCCGCAGAACATGGGAACAATGTGGGAACATACTCGCTTTGGACGCGAGAGTTTGGGGGGTCGACTCCCTCCTCTGCCATTGGAGATCAGCCTCTCTCTTAGCACGCTGAAGCCACTCGAAAGAGTGGCTGATGCTTTAATAAGCAATATATTACTTATCATCTTTGTTATATTAGCATAATAAGTAATCCATTACTGATTAGTGCAGTCTAAGTGCATATTTGTACAAATCAGTAGTCGATTAATTCTTATAATAAACTTGAGAAAAATCATAAAAATGTGATATAATAATAGATATGAAATTTGCAATCCCCTATGTCAATTGGATGGAAGATCCAGATCATGGTTTTATTATAAAAGATGCGTGGGATGAGGAACAGCAAGTCAATGGTACTACAGGAAAGTTAGTTTTATTTTCTCATTGGAGAAAGATTCTAGACCACGCTCTAGTTCAAGATGATAAAGGTAGATTTAGATATACTACCGTGATTTTATCTGCCCCAAAGAAATCTGGTAAGTCTGTCATTACTGCTTCTATTGTAGCTTGGTATGCAGAGCAGGCTCCTGATGGTAGTGAGATATATGTATGTGCAAACTCACAAGATCAATCCGCCCGCATTATCTTTGGGGATTTATCTTATCATTATAAGCATAGCAATTCTGGAGCAAAGGTAATGAAAGATAGAATCATCTTACCCAATGAAACAACTATCTATATTCTTACCAAGAATTTTACATCTAATGCGGGCGGAAGACATGCATTGGTTGTGTGGGATGAAAGTTGGGGAATGACTAGTGAAGATGATTATAGAAGATGGGATGAATTAACTCCTATTCCTACTATTCCTCATAGTTTGCGCATTGTTTCATCTTATGCTGGATTCTATGGTGAATCTAAATTATTACATGATGTTTATCTAGAAGCAGTTGGCAAGGAGGAGGATCCGGATGGGCAGGGGGATATTATCCAAGAACTTGATCCTCTTCCTTGTTATCACAATGGATCCTCCTATTTTGCGTATTGGGATCATATGCCGCGTATGCCTTTTCAAACTGAGGAATATTATTCAAAACAGATTGAAACATTACGGGCATCTGCATTTTTACGACTACACGAGAATCGTTGGGTAAGTTCTAATGAATCATTTATTCCCATCGAGTTATGGGATGAAGCTGCTTCCAAGTTAGAACAGTCTGCTGATTATTGGGATGGGCATCCATATAAAAATGCTTATATTTATGTAGCTGTGGATATGGGATGGAAGCATGACCACGCGGCTGCAATAGGAATAGCTATGGATTCAGATAAAGGAGTAGCTGCTTTAGTATTCAACAAAATCTGGAAACCTGTTGAGGGAGATATATTAAGTCCTGAAGTTATTGAGCAATATATTCGCCAACAGGCTTCTCGCTATCGGATTGCGGAAGTTATTTATGATCCAACCCAATTGGTGCAAGCTATGGCGAAGCTACGATTTGAAGGGCTTCCAACATCTGAGTTTTCGCAAAATAGTGTGGACATGATCGCGGGGACTGATACTTTATATTCTTTTCTGAGAAATGGAAAACTACTTGCTTACCAAGATCCTGACATTAAGGATCATATGCGAAATGCAATTGTGGAACATTCTAGCCGTGGTATGCGGGTAGTAAAAGATAAAGGTAATCGGAGGCTTTCAGAAAAGAAAGTTGATTCGGTGGTGGCTTTGGTTATGGCTATTGCTAGGGCAGCTGAAAATGTGGATATGAAAGAAGATAATATTGTGATTGAATCACGTTTTGGAGACTTTTCGGCTTGGAAACAAAAGCAAGTAGACCAGAGCCATCTTCCCCGTGCATTGCGTACAGACATTTATTAGGAGAGAGCATGACTGATAAAGATGAAGTTTTATTGAATGTTGAACGAGCAAAACGCTACACAGAACCTTGGCATAAGAATATTATAAGATGGCGTAAGAAATATAATTTCGATCATTATGCAACAGATCCCAAGCCAGGGGAGGATCGGTATACTGATCCTACTCTAACCAATGCGGTGGACTTGGCAGTTGGTATTTTACAATCCAATGATATGGTGTGGCACGCTACTGGATTTCAACCATCCTCTAAGGAAAATAAAAAGTCTAGTATCATAGAGAAAACCTTGGCTGGTATACGTGATATCAATGCTGAACGAAAAGAAATTGATATGGACTTTGAGGTGAATCTGAATTTTGTGCGGGACGGGGGTGCCTGCCTTTACAGTATTTGGGATAAAGAAATTCACGACCGTTGTTTTACTATGGAAATGGGAATGGGTGATTCAGAAGAGTCTATGTTAGGTGAATCAAAAGTATATTATGAACTTCCCCTCACTATTGAACCTGTAGATCCTCTCCATATTTATCTGTTACCTGGAGGGCAAAAGCGTTGGCTTGTCATTGCTCGCATTGAACAAACTAGTGCTTATGATGTAGAGCATCTTTATGGAGTCAGTTTAAAGTCTTATTCTAGTCGTACTGATAATGAAAAGATTGACATCAAAGATGACTTGGTAGATTATTGGGATGTAAAATGGATGACTAAGGAAGATGCTGAATATCGAGAAGACATGACGGATTTGGAAAAATCTATGCATACCTCCAAGATATTGGCTGTCCGTAATGCCGTCTTATTTGGTAATGATGAAATCATTCCCATACATGTTATGGAAGGATATGATGACTTACCATACACAGTCGGATTTTATAATCCATCTTCACGGGCAGATACTAGTATGTGGCAAAGTATTCTCAGTCCGCAAGAATCTTCTGTAGCTGAACTAGAGAAAGCCATTAATCTGCGCAAGGGGCAAATGGTATTCTATAGCAATTTGCCTTTGATTATCCGAACACAAACTGGAAAGAATGTTGATATTGATCCAGGTATTGGAAAATCCATTGGTATGAAAACAGGAGAAGATGCCGGTTTTCCCCAATGGGCAGGCAACCCCCCAGATTTTGACCGACATATTGATTTGATACGATCTCGTATTCAACAGTCTGGTTTCTCTGATGTCATGTATGGGAGCAGCCCTAGTGGTATTTCTGGATATGCTCTATCTCAATTAGGAGATCAGAACCGTATTAGACTGTTGCCAGCTATTTCTCATTTGGAACGAATGTGGACGAATGCCGCACGTAAATGGATCAGTTTAGCATCTTATTTTATGGATGATGCATATGTACAGATTTATGGACATATGGCAGGATCTGATTTTGCGGAAATGTTGAAAGGATCTGATCTGTCTGGTTATAAAGTGCGTTGTGAAATCAAACCTGAATTTCCAAATGAGCGTGTGCGTAATCATGCTATGGCTACCCAAGCTGCTCCATGGCTTTCTAGTCGTAGAATTATGGAAGATTATTTAGGCATACAACAATCAGACGACGAGCGCAAACAGAAGCTTATTGAAGAGTTGGAAACCCATCCAATTGCACAGCAGTATGCTATGATATTAGAGCTGAAAGATATTATAAATGATGTGGAATCCACTTCTTCAGAAGTAGAGACTGCACAAGTTGTATTAAAACTATTAGAAGAGCAATTACGCGGGGTAGGTGGCAGGCCAAAGGAACCTAGCAACCCCGAGCAACCAATTGGAATTCAAAGCTCAGACGGTGAAGCACTTCCAACCAATCAACGCCAACCACAAGATGTAGTGCAGGCTGTAAACTCTATGCTTGGGAGCAACGTACAAATGACTGGTGAGGTTAAATAATGTTTGGGAGGATTCGAGAGGCATCTAAATCTGCCTTTCAGAGAATGGGAAATCTTCATTCATCTGATAATGTAGATCCAGATATACAGTTATATGATACATTAACAGGACAAGATTTCTCTATGATTATGAACAAATATGGGGAAGAAGAAACTATGAGATATATTAGAGAGATGGAGCGAAAGCGTCTTCAAGGGAGATAGTTATGGCTAAAATAATGGATTGGACATTCGGTGGAACATCAAAGTTGCCAACTATATCTAATGTTGCTACAGCAAGCGATCCAACAGCTACTGGAACTGATACTTCTGTTCAATCTACAGGTAGAGAAGATTGGGAAAATCCTGCTAACTATGAGCAATACGGGGGATGGAATTATTGGATCAATCCCTTAACTGGAAATTATTGGATAGTTGGTGGAACTGGAGAAAATGCTGGAAGTAATGCATCGGGAGGAGATTCCGGTTGGAAAAATACAATTGTGGCTCCTAATGCACCAAGTTGGTGGAAAGGATTAGCTCCCACCAAATTAAATGAAAGCAATACTCTTCCAACCATGTTGAATGCATTAATTCCATATTTATCTTTGGAGGATCAACGTACGGTTGCTACAAATCTATATTTATATGATCCAAAAGTTTTTCCAGATCCAGAAAATATAACATTCGGGGAGGCTCCGACTGATATTTCTACTAACATGCAGAGGTATTTTACGTCATCTCAACGGGCACAGGAAGCTATGAAGATGCTCGACCAATTAGCAACTGTTACCAAAACTAAAAAAGAAAATATGGGAACTGGATATAAATTTATCCGTAATGTTCTGGATATTATGACTGAATTTGGTGGATCAAATGCTAAAGAAGGGCAGACACGTTCACAATATGTACAACAGACAGCAGCTCTTAATGCTTTGCTGGAAAATGCTCCAAGTGGGTATGAAGGGTTGGCACAGTTGTTATCTTCTCCAAGCTTCTCTGCTGGAGCTGTTACTCCAGTCTATCAGAGTAATGGGCAATACATATTTGGAGAAGGAAATCAAACTTTCTATTAGAGGCAATCAATGGCAGATTTCTGGAAGACCAAAGAATTTCGTAGTTTAATACCTAAAAAGTCTAGCCGTAATATACCTGAAAATCCAAACCCAGAAAATCCAAATAATCTTCCACAGATAAAGTTTAGAACGGGAGGTGGGATTACACCTTATAATCCTGCCAATGAAGAACAGGATTATTCCAACGTACCTATTGAAATAGAGCGGATTAGGCATTTAGCAGAAGAAAAGATACAGGACGAGGAATCTGAGCTTCCGGCAAATCTTGCAGATATATTACGAGTACAAGCTCAAAAGATATATGATATATTACCAAAAGATTCGGCAACAGGTCAAGTTCCGAACATATCGGGTTCTGTATCACTAGGTGACCGCCTATATTTCAATCCAGATAATCGTACTATTACAAATACTGTTGATGGAACTTATCCATTATATTATGATGGATCTGGTAATATGGCTGTTATTGGGGAAGCGGAACAAACCCCAGATGGATATACAGCCGCATTCTTTGATCGCAAAACAGCTACGAATCTTATGTCGTGGTACGCAATGTATCCATCTATGGTGGCTGAAACCAAGCAGGAACAGGATCGTATTGACCAATTAGCTAAAACAAAACTGGAAGTATCTGATCTAATGAATGCTTCCAAATCAAATAAAGTTACTGATACCAATACTTATTGGACAGAACAAGTTGGAGAAGTTGTTCCATATTCTGCTAGAAAGTGGAAGTGGTGGGAAACTTTATTATCTCCTCTGCAAGAATTAGACTACAAACAAAAAGAACTCATTGGTGCAGACTTATCTAGACCACAAGACGAACCTGGAGCATCTGTTGATACACATACAGTTAGTGCTAGTATTGAGCGTTGGGGTTTGGCTGAGAACGAATTGGGTAGCTTTCTAACTAGATTATGGGGACTTGCAAGGGGTGGGATAGGTACGGTCATTCGGGCTATATGGAATGCTGGAGATGACGGTTGGCAATTAGCAAGTAGTTCCCAAATATTACAATCGGCTGTTCTTACTGGGAATGAAGAAGCCACTACAATACAATTAAATGAAATTGAAAAGATACAGGATAAGATAACCAAACAAGAGGATCTTACTGAATCTGAAGAGCGGTTTGCAGATTTTATTCAAACATCTTCTAATGCAATCAATGGGCAACCAATGATACAGCTTTCAGATAATGTCGTTGATAAAACAGATGCAGAGAAATGGGTAATTGCTACTGATTTACAAAATAAGGGTATACAATCATTTGCACAATCTTCAATGACTGAAGATTCAAAAACTGCAACATCCCTGTTTGATGATGCCATCCAATCAATGGTTGATTCTTATGAAATTCGATCAACTATTGGAACGCTTGATCCATTCTTCTCTTATACTTGGCTTAGCAATCCAGAAAGGAGAGAACAGTTCTATCATGCTATGGCATATGTTCAATTGCAAAAAGGAGGTACTCCTCTCACAAAGGCGGAGGTTCGCCAACTTAAATGGAGATTTGAGGATGGTACAATTGAATTTGTTGGAGAATGTTTCTTAGATGCATCCAATCTTATTTTTGACGCCCCTATTGGGGCAGCCATAAATAATTTTGCGGGAGGTACCGCATTCTGGAAAGAACTCACTAAAGTTATTCCAGTTGGAGAATTGGATGATCTGACTCTCTTCCCCTTGTTATATCGTACATCTGTTGGAACGGTAATAACAGATTTGAAATATACAATGAAGATAGCTAAAGAATCCACCAATCCTGCCATCCAACTTTTTGTAGATACAGGAGCAAAGATTGGAGCATTATTCAGAAAGACTTATAATCGACAAGCAACTGAACTAGGGATGGATGTCGTGAATAATCTATTCAGGAAGTTATTTGTAGCAAATGCAGCGGTGGATTCTAATGAGTTGCAAGTCATAGTAGACATTGGGGAAGATGTATCTCGATTGGTTAATGGTGGAATGAATTCTGCTGATGATATCGTAGATGCTTTACGTAAGACAGGTAATTATCCTGAGCAATTGATGAATACTCGTACGATTGATACGGTAATGGAGATGGTGGAGACTACAGATCCTCTTAGCATGAAGGGAGGCAACTGGACAGAATTGTTGGATTCTGCCAAGCAAGCTATTATCAGAAATGCTAAAGAAAATTTGCGCACTGTAGCTCAGTATGATATTCTACAAACTATTCAACGAGAAGGTATTGATGACGTTGATGTTATCAATACAATGTTAGAAGATGCGCTAAAGAAAATTGATGATACAGATATTCCAGTAAAATATGGAGATATTGGATCTGCCTATGGAGGCATCTTTGCTGAAGCTTTCCGAGGAAATCATAGTGAATATTGGGGAAAGATACCACTCACTGAACGCAACTATAGGGTGTTTGATGATGAATATTTAAAGAAAGTTCTTGGAAATTTACCTGGAAAACTTGGTAGCTTCTTTAGAGGTTCCTATCAAATATCTTCCGCATTATATGAATTATGGTACAGTGGATGGATCAGAAATATTCTCACGTCAACCTTCAAATTCTTTGGAATCTATTCTCCAATGGAAAATATCACGTTATATCACACTACTAGAGGGGGTAGCCTGCTCGGTTCTGTATTCGATATGTTGGATGACTCCAATGACATTGCTAGAAGATTGGCAGATCTGCCAGCAGAGGCTAGAGCTGGTTTTGATCCACTATGGTCGTCTGCATCCTCACGTAGTAATAAAACATTAAACTATATTGACGTTTTGGGAGATAAACCAACAGCATGGATAGCTACACCTACTAATCTGGTAGACTTAATGCACAAGAATGCATTGAAGAAATGGTCAGCCTGGTTTCAGGAGTTGCCAATTTCTACCAAAGCCAACAGAGCTTTCAAAGAGTTATCATTTCTGGGAACCACTTTAGTTCAGTATCCATCAGCAGGTGCAGATATTGCCAATATGGCTGATATAATCACCAAAGCTACTATTGCTAATGAAAAGATGCTTACTAACTATGGAGTAGTCAATCCAGTCATATTCAAAAATGTCTCTGAATCATTAACTACCAAAATGATGGCACTCAATTATGACCAAAAAACAATTGATAATACGTTAGAAACCTTCTCCATTTTATGGGAAGAGGCCGGTGGCAATTCACGCCAATTTAGTAAAATCATTGATAAAATGGACAATTTCCAACTTATCAATATGCCAGATATAAATATTGCTGGAGTTACTTTTGAAGAGGAACAACGGGTAGCCAAACTGATCCGGAAAGAAATTACTGGACAGATCAATGCAGTAATCAATCGAGGAGAACCAATCACATCCGAAGTTCTCTTAGATGTGATCTCTTCTACAAAACAAAGATATACGGATATGGCAAATGAAGCTATAACGGATGTTGGATTGACTGCCTCTGCTATATTTGGAAATACTCATACCGTTCGCCCCGTTACATTTAATACTCTACAATTATTAGATCAGATGGAATATACAGGTACCTATCCAAAAACATTGGATGATATAATTAATAATCAGACCATTGAAGACATCTTGTCTGAGAATGATATTCCCATTGACACGAGTAAATCTGTGCAAGAACTATGCAGTGAATTGTATTATGAGTTGCGACTTGGTTATCCACCAGAGCAAATTATAGATACATCAAAACTTCCTCCTGATACTGCTCATGCATTATTTGAGTTTGATCCAAACAATAAGATTGAGGTCAGTCCATACACCAAAACATATCCAAATGACATGCAATTATTGTGGGATGAAAAACTTGCTGAAGAAGCCAAATCCCCCATGCAAATATTATGGGAAACTAATTATAAATCTTATTATTCACCTGGGAGAGGCGAATTATCTGGAATACAAAAAAATCTTACTAAGCAGATCACGGGCGCAGATTTAGCCGGAGATACACTTCCATTATCGACTCGCGAGTTGAAAGCATCTATTGATGAATTTCTAATTACACATGACACATTTCGTGAGAAGCGTATAAAATCTTTCTTGCAAACTGTATATCCACGTACTCCAGAAGGTAATCATGATGCATACGAACTATATGCCAGCATAATGGCTCGCTATGATGAAGAAGCCGGACAAGCTATGCTTAATATGTCCAAAGCGATTCAAGGCAATCAAGCATTTGCTAAAATTACTTATCGTGATGAATTGCGTTGGTTGGGATTTGATGTAAAGACCGATAATGCTAGGAATCTAACCGAAATATGGTTTCTGGATCCTAGCTCTGGACAACGTACCTTGATAGGTCATCATAAGGCCATTTATAAATTTGGTGCTGTCGGAGATAATCCAGTCATGTCATATTTCAAATCATCTTTTGGAATAACTAGTGCAGATTTATTAGATGCTCCATTGGATTTATCGGAGGATGGATTGGATGCTCTAAAGCAAATCAGTCCTGCTCCTATTTTGAAAACTGATATAGATAAAGTACCGACAGAACAAGAAATGTTTTTTCATTCGGAGATTAACCGCAAACGATTTGTTGATGATGGTATGACTTATAGGGATTTCTCAGAAATTGTGTTCAACAATCCAGAAAAATCCATTGATGATATGACACCAGAGGAATGGATAAAAGCTATGCGAGGAGTTGCTAATGGGAGAAATGATTTAGCAGCTAAAACTATTAATGATGTTGCAGAGGATATGGAGAACAGAGTTAATTATTACACCAGTGTTTATCTGCTAGGTAATAAGAAATATTCCATTCCTTTCTCTGAAGATATTCTTCCCGAACAGACACGCTATTGGATTGCCAACAAAATCAAAGAAACTGCTAATCATGAAGCTCTCCAACATACCTTGGACGATATGGGAGAACAGCTTGTTGAATTAAATAACAAAGGTATGTTAACTACAGACAATGCCGCCAAAGACATTTTGAAAACAGACCTCCGCTCTGAAGTGAATAAATCCATAGGAACTATGTCTCAAATGGAAAATGCTATTTGGTATGGTGATGAATTCGCTGGGATCACAGGTCTGGAAGGAGCCATCCCTTATATGGAACAACGGATGCGCGTTGGTAAAGAGACAGTCATTGATAGAACCATGAAGAAGTTTGTCCCATTCTGGATGTATTCCACTCGCGGTTCGGCTATATGGATTAGAATTGCGGCAGAGCATCCAGAATATTTACAATTATATGCACGCTACCAACGACTATCTGCTACGAAAGCTTTTGAGAAAGGAGCAATTACTAGTTCTGGACAGCCCTTACCATCCAAGGTTGGGAAGATCCCTATTGTAAAAATCAATGGTACAGAAGTATGGGCATCTGTTGATTCTGCTATACCATTTTTTCGCTATTTTCTTGTTCCTAATGAATCTGCTATGGCTGATTATGATGAGGGGATGTCCAACATACAACGCTTCTGGGCTCAAGTACGTGGTGATATGCAAATTCACGGATTTGGACTAAACCCGTGGGTAGATGTAGCATTGACGTATGCTTTTGGACAAAATGATCCATACTCTACAATGACAGCGGGGCAAAAAGCTGCCTATTATGGTTTATCTTCAATCATTCCTGTTGATTTATTACCACCAAATTGGGTATCTATGATAAACAAAGTAATACCAGAACGATTGTTGAAGATTGATGGTTCTGAAGTTTCTTGGTTTGATTCATTGGTTGAAACTCGAATATTGGAAAGTTATCTAGTAAAACTCAAAGCCGAAACATCTGAAGAGAAAAAATATAAACTTGTTGAGGAGATGAATTCTATCATTGATGCACGGGAAGACAGTGAAATATATAATCAATATGTGACATCTGCAAAACAGGAAGATTATTACAAAACTCTTTCTGGATGGTTCACAGGCGTGTATCCCAATTTATTTACTGCTGGACAAGCTGAAGTATATTCTCTGCGCAATCATCTAAATCTATTGCGTGATTCTATCAATAATGAAATTGGAGCTCAGATCTTTTTTATGGATCAAACTTCTATACAGTTATATGAAAAATATACAGATGAACGCTATAATTCTCCCGAAGGAAAGTTGTATGATACCCGTTCTACACTTAGTTGGGTTACTGATCCAACAACTGGAAGAGTGATTCGGGGGGAAGACCGTAGAAAACAGACACAGATCACACAGGATCAAAAAGCACAGACGGATGAATATTGGTTAGAGATTCAAGAAGCCACTACCAAATTTGAATCCCGCATGAAGCTAGTCCCAGTTGGATCAGAATTCAAAGACCCTCGTGCTATCCAATGGAGAGCAGAATATTTTGAAGAGTTACAATCTATTGAAGGCAGTCTTGAATTTGAATTAGTATATCGAGATTGGTCTGCTGGACTGAAACCAAAGGAACTGGTATATCAGCATTTTGAAAATGCTTGGTGGAGATATATTAATTATACCAAACCACAATGGGATTATGATGGTGGAGAAGATTATGATGATTATCAAGCTAGATTGAATACATGGTTGGGAAATCTTGGAACGACAGCCAATGAGTTGGCTCCTCTATTCAATCCACAGATACTATCAGCCACTCAGACTGCTTATGCTGAACAGGATTTCTCGGATGTTCTATCAACACTAGTCAACAAAACTACCCCCGAAAACTATAGGGTATGGGAATTGAGTCGAGACACAGCTATTGAAGCTGTATATCGTTTCTACGATGAATCATATTTGGATCCCTATTATGAGGGATATTACAGTCAAGCTGGATATGCCAATCAACAATTGTACAAAGATACTTATTCATCTTTACATCCAAAACCAACAGAAGATGAGATTGTAATTGGTGTTATGGAAATGTATGGAGATCAGTTTACAGAAAAAGAAATCAGAGATGCTATGCAGACAAAAACAGGGGACTCTA